CACTACGATGGTTCAGTGAGATTCCCAGCGTTGCCTTGCCTTCGAGACTCAGCGACAGCGTGTTGTTGCACACTACGCGAATCGGCGTGAAGCGAATGTCAACACCCTTACCGAACTGATGCGGGTTCGAGAGCAACAGATACGACTCGACCTCATCCTTGCCACCGAACAGAGCGAACGATTCGTTCACCTTGGCAAGACCCCAGATGATCTTACCGTCCTTCAGTGAACCAGCAGTGTGCATGGACATACCACCTGCCTTGACATACTCACTGAAGAATTCGAAGGCATCTTCATTCTGTACGGGGTTCCAGTCATCTGAAACAATGTCCAGAAACTTACCATCATTCGAACGAATCAAGGCTTGCTTCTTGTCTGCTCGTTCTTGTTCACCACTGTCATTGATGAAGAATACGTCCTTCTTGTCTACGGTCCAATCGAGACCAGCGACCTCCATCATCTCGCGAGGTGACAAGTTATCATCCACCCGAGTACCAAGACCGTGCCACGGCATCTCGCCAGCGTATGCCATTTTTGCTTCGTTGTTCACAACTTCAAGTTCATGAGCCATTACAATTTCCTCTTTTGTTTTCACGTTGAGATTGAATCTTAGTCCAACAAAAAACTACTGTCAAGCATTTATCAATTAAAATATTTCCTCGTTCGGCACGATCCAAAGATCGCCATCTTGATATAGGTGGTGAGTTTTGCCGTTGATGTTAATCACAGCATTGTCAAGTACTGCCTCCCAAGTTTCCCAATATAAATTAGCCTCTGGACCTTGAGACAGAATTTTGTAGTCCTCATCACTAATGCCACACACATTTTCTCGAATGATGCTCTCGGAAAAATATTGTGGGATGAACACTCCAAAGGCATCGCTGATGAACAAGTTTGCATTATACAGATCGATATCATCCATTATCATTACTCCCATATTCAAGCGCTTCCCATCGAGATTTCATTCGAGCGAAGGTGGTATTCATTTAGGCCACTTCATCAAAAATGAAGAAATTATTCAACTCGGCAAACCCAATTGGATCAACCATGAATGCCTTACCGTTGTCGTCAACAATGATATCGCCGACGCTTACACTGTACATATTGTCAGAAACCCGAACAATCTTTTCATCGCTCTCTTCATCGGGACCGATGTTGCCGATTCGGAATACATCGTCAAGGTTGTTCGCAACAACGTTGGCTACGTGATTGTAATGCTCACCCATCCAATCCTTGAAGTACTCAGAACCTTCTGACCGAACATCAACATGAATCTCAACTTCAGGGTAGGATTTCATAGCACCATCCCAACCCAAGGTGTTTACTGCCTTCTTGGCAGCACCTGAGACGCGGAACTGAAACACTCGGAAGTTATTCATAATCAATCTCCTATCTCACTCAACTCAACTTACACAACCATTCTAATTCATTATGAAAAGAATGTCAACACTTTCTTCTCATAAAAACTAAAAAAACCTTCACGGAACGAGTGCGGGCATTCAAAACAACCCAGTCACTACCTTCATACGGTGTTTTATCGTCGCTGTAGACGAAAGACTCGTAATGATGACAAAAGTGTCAAACTTGTTTTGAAAAAGAAAAACGAAGAATCAATGACTTAGGTTCTTGTTTTTTTTATCAGAATAACTTACAATGGTTATGTAAGTTGAGTTGAGTGAGATAGGGGATTGATTATGGCTTATTCGAAAGAACGGGTGTTCTCCACCTCAGTTAGTTATGGCGAGAAAAATGACTGTACAGTCAAAGCTCTCGCGTTGAGCACGAAGCTGTCATACGAAGATGCTCATGAGTTGCTTCGTCTTCGCGGTCGAAAGAACGGACGTGGTTGTCACTCCTACGTCTGGGGACCAGCATTCAATGATGCTGGTTATACACTGGTCCCTGTGTTTATCAAGGCTAAGACTGTAATGGGTATTGAGAAAGATCCTAATTTCAAGAAGTCAAACAACTATGTTGTTTTGGTTCGAGGTCACATTCTCGCTGTTCGTGATAAGAAAGTGCTGGATTGGACTAATGGTCGCCGTCATCGGATTCTGGCAGTCTACAAAGTCGAGAAAACTAGTTGACATTGTTTTCATAATGAATTACAATGGTTGTGTAAGTTGAGTTGAACGAGATAGGAGAACTGATATGGCTCGCAAGACTGTCGATGTTGATTATGTTCGGATTCGCGTGAATGACATGCTTGATACTACCGTTTGCCCTGAAATTCGTGATGAGGTTCGAGTTGGTCTCTGTGTGTTGCTGGAAGACATTCTTCATGAAACAGGCAACTATCGTGGTTTCAGCCACAATGTTCGCGGCGAAGATGGTAAGGTACTGCGTGACGAGAATGGCAAAGTCGTTGCAAATTACCAACGCTATTACAACTGAGGGCTTCGGATAATCAACTCATCAACTGAAGGGAGAAATGATATGGAACTTATTGTCTATTTGGTCGAGTATAAAGGTCAAACTGAATCAGCATATACATGGTGTTACTACACTGAACGTGAAGCTGAAATAGAACTAGCAAGACTCCAACAAGAATACCCTGAACGCGAATGGTTCATCATTTATAAGGACGTGAGCTAATGAATCCGAACTCGATAATTTCGTACTATAGGAGATGATACTATGATCGTATCTCGTGTGAGTGAGTTGACTGGTAATCTTAACACCATGGATATTCCCGTGTCTGATGAGGCACTAAAACTGTGGGAATCTTACTCTCGTCCTGATCGCCCGCTGATTCAGGATTACTTTCCAGCGTTGAATGATGATGAACGCGAATTCATTATGACTGGAATCACACCGCAAGAGTGGGACGATATGTGCAATAGTCTCGATAAACTAACTTTCTAACTTAGAATTTATATCTTTCTGATTTGAGGCGCATATGCGCCTCTTTTTTTATACCTTTGGATACGCCCAGTTCACGGCAACCCAATCAGAGATACAGTTCTCTGGTGAGATTAGATTTTCTTTTCCTGCCTTTTTTGCTCTTTCGCACCACTCATCATAGTATTGTTCGAGAATTTGATCTTCGGTCTTGATCACTTCTCTGTGCCCACCACCTTTGATTGGTTCATAGTAACACCAAACTCTATTCATAACGTGTAAAGGTCAGAGACCCATCTTCTCCTTCAGTCTTGTGATATCTATAACCATGAAGTCCAACGAAAGCAATTACAGTACCCCACGATTTACTCTTGTACACACCTTCTACCAGAGTAGAATCAACAGTAAAACTCTGACCAACATCAGTAGTGAACCATGGCAGATTCTTATCGTAATTCGGATACTTCTCTTTCGCTTGTTCGATTGTCATTACAGTCATTTCAAATCTCCTTTGCAAATAAAACGTGGTCTACCTTATAATCCGATTCTCTTTTCAAGAATCTACGTAGACCCTTCCAATCATAGTCAGACTCAACTTTTAATTCGTCAACACCATGCCTCATTGATTCTTTTTCAAATAACGTGACATTCTCTTCTATCCAACTCGTGTCATCTGAAAAAGACAGAAATTTCAGATACAATTGAGACGGGATGTTTTCATATTCATCGCCTTCTCCATACAACGACAGAATGAAACCTCGGTCTTGTTCGTAGTATATCTGAAATTCACCTTCAGCCAACTCTACATACATATGATCTTTCAAATTGTCAATCGTGCCTTCAAACTGCATTATGTCGTAAACGTTCGCATCAACATACGGTTAAGTGAAGCCATGATTCTTGGTTTATCGTGTTTCATGATGGGTTTATGAGGCAATGTGTGATTTATCCACATAGGGTTTTTACACTCAACACGATCAATCTCAACAGCACCATCTTCTTCACATATATATGCAGTCTTTCTCTCTTTATCTGAATAGGCCCTATCTTTCAACTTGGCTTCATAAAACACAGTGTACGTGTCTTCACAGTTCAACACGGGTATGTTTAGTCCATAACAAATTCTCTTCCAGTCAAGTGTGTCGACATGCAAGGGCAAAGACTGACCTTTATTTCCCGTGACGAAACCGACGAAGGCCCATCGTTCTAATATTCCAAGTGAACGAAGATACTCTTTTGTCTGAGGCATGTCTTGTTCGACTATGTATCCTCTACCAAAAACATAATCGGGTTTCATGCTGTCAATATCATCAACATGGACTCTTGTGAATGCATTAAACAACTCAGTCTGTATGACCCTCAGATTCGAAATTTCAACATGTCGATATCGCCACTTCGGTTGTTCTTTAGGTGGCGTCACTTTAATATTCGGTCTTTTCATTTGAGTTTTTTCTTATACACGATTCGTGAAACATCGTACCCAACAGAGTCTTCTCTTCTCGCTTTAATTTTTTCCCAACCAAGTCGAGAGTACACTTCTAACCTCTGAAATTTATTTTCTCTGGCATATTCGTCAAGTGTATACAAAAACGAATGTGCCCAAGAATTTGCATCTCTACCAATACCGATTGTGACTCTGATCGTATCAGGCAACCAATCAGAACGTTTTTCCTCATGAAAGCAAAACGCTTTGGTTTCCCAGTGCCAGAATTTTAAACTGTTCTGTAGAACACTCTGTTGAACATTGAAAATTGATTGATAAGGGTTTTCATCGAAGAGTTCCATGGTTTCAAATAACAATGGTATTGCATGTGAATAATGATAGTAGAAACTTTGTAGACCTTCACAAGTACTAACATCAATCAACTCAAATTTCATTTGATGCCCCGCACAACAATAGATACGTTATATCTAATCTTAAGTTTTTCATACACAAGTTTGTCAAAATCGTCGTCAAGTTTATCAATTTGATTCAGTATCTGGGCAAGATGTTCGTTGTCTTCGTAACCTCTCAGAGAGTCAACATACCATGTTTTCTGGTATGATCCATCGGCGTAACCATGATCATTTCGAAAAACATTCAGAACATTTTTACCGATATACCACTTGTATAAGTCGTCAAAGTCTTTCCCAAACAGTTCAATCAACTGCATAAAATTTCGAACATCAAAGTTGAACTCAAGTGACTGCAATGCAATGCCTTCAATTGCACTATGAGTCATCTTCATTTTATTTTCACCTTCAACATTCAAAGGTTGAAGACCCATGAATGAAACCAAGTCACGGTAATACTTCGAGTCCATGACACCATCAACACTCTTTTCGCGTTCAAGCATCCAACTCAAAGCAAAGTGCCAGATGTCCACGCATTCAAGAAAACACTGATCAACATCAGGTTCTTTCGCGTCTTTCCACCACTTCCAGTTACCATAGTGTTCCATGAGTTCGGCGCACTCAATCCAGATTGCGCGACGCCAGTTATATTTTTGACTGCGCCAGTCACCGTCAACATCGCTGGTAATGTACTTGTTGGTAGACTCTTGAAAGTCTAGCATCTTTCGGAATTTAACATCAACATCATTCATTGCAATTTACCTTCGTTGTAAAGTTGAAAGAACTTCTTGGTCATTTTTATATATGGTTGTGCCTCTTCTTCAAAAATCAATGCGGTGCCATTTGCCACAGACATGAGAATTACAATCTGTTCGACATCAAAATCATAGTGTTCTTTTGCCATGATGCCATATGCGCAACATTGCATAAAGTAACTTAGAATATCGTCTTTGGATTTTTCTCTGCGAGAAGTCTTGAAGTCAAGTACTGTATTTTTGCCTTTGTACTTGCAAATGAGATCAGCAGTGCCCGCTGTTTTCAATTCATGAGAATACATCTGAAGTTCAATGCCATATATCACATCGACGTTTTGAAGATATGGTCGGATTACATTGAAGCGATCTACGGAGATAGGATTTTCTTTAACCCAAGATTCATCATTCAGAACAAACTTTTCTGCCACATTATGCATGGCAGTGCCTGCTCTTGATGCTTGTGTTGAGATTTGATTTGCTTTCTCATGACCGACATTGTTGCGCCACTGTTGAATTTTGCGTTTTGAAAGATAGGAAAGGACTGTAGTGACTGATGGATATTTTTCTCCGTCTTCAGCCACATACAGCCGTTTCCCTTCTTCATTTATCCGATTTAACTTCTTCGGTTCAAAAAGGTCATGCTTAAAGTTGTAGGTCTTCTCTTGCAATGATATAGTCCTTCACCAATTTACTTCTCACGATGTCATCTCTTGTGAATTCGATGTGAGTGAACCCATCGATACGCTTGAGAATTTTCATGAAGTTTATGAGACCATCACGTTCATCGTTTCTTTTCAGATCTGACTGGCGAAAGTCTCCACAAAAAATGATTCTGCAATTTTCACCAATACGTGTGATCAGTGAATCAAGTTCATGGAATGTCATGTTGTTTACTTCATCCACTATAACAATAGTATCGTTCAGTGTCAACCCTCGAACAAACGACGTCGACATGAATCTTACTAACCCCTTGTGTTTCAGGATGTCGTATGCGTCACCTCTACTAAACAAGTCATTACAGATACACTTGTATGGGTCTTCATATACAGCAATTTTTTCATTTTCTCTACCAGGCAAATATCCAATTTCACGAGTGGGAACAACACTGCGAATCACTGTTACATCATGATAATCATTCATGTGATTATTGTTGAACAGATTATCAAGTGCAAGATACATGGAGATATAAGTCTTACCAGTGCCTGCGATGCCGTGAAGCATCAAGTGCTTGCTTTCATCGTATGCCTGAAAAGTAATCTCCTGATTCAGTGTTTTAGGTTGAATTGTTTTTAGCTTCATTCCCTTCTGTGGAATAGCGGATTGATCATCCAAGATACCATTTTTCTGTAACTCTCTCCGCTGTTTCTTTGACAGTGCCATAGAATACCTTCTTATTATTGTTATGGAAGATAGAATGATTTTAGAAAGTGTTGATATTGGACCCCCTGTTTGCTCGTTTGATGTTTTTAAGGACTTCACGAAAACCAGCGGAAGGCTTTTGATTCACTCCGCTGACAAGTTGTGATGGTGAAAAGACACGTTCTAGATGTGGGTTATCGGATTTGAATTGATCAAGTTCACTCATTTTAAGAACATGATCTTCTTCAACCCCCGTGTCGTGATTGAGAAAAGTATAGGTAGGCATGTTTTTATTTATGACTCAGTAGTTTTCTAAAGACATGAGTTCATCAATGTTATTACTTCTTAACGCATTGCGAACTTTCTTTTCAGTTTTGTGTTGTCGGTAGTCTTCACTGTGACGTGCGTAATGGTCTTGGTATCGTTCATCATGACGACGATTGACGTTGTATGCTGCATCTTTCTTGGTCTTACTCATAACAGTTTCGGAAAAGCCTCCCTAACTAATTTTTCATCGATGCCCTGATATGGAATCTTCTTGTCTTTCACTGCCAACAGAAGTTTCGCTTCATCTGGATGAATGGACTCCAACACTTCAATGAAAATAGATTCACGTTTAACTTGTGGAATGTTCTGTGACCTACCTTCAATGAAGATATACATCTTGCGAAGATTGCGATATAAGCCACCTGTATCATCAAGAAACTCTGATGGCTTATAAGGTGGATTGCCTGGCGGCAGTGCAAACTTGATGTTTGGGTTATACACATACTTGAAAAATTCAATCATCACAGGATTTTGTCTGTGATATCGTAGGTGGGCAATCTTATCTTTCTTGAGCCTCTTTGATGCTGCTTCTTTCAGAACTTGACTCACGAGTGGTAAAGGCATGTTAGAACTCCGTTATGTTTTCCATTAGATTTTTCAGTTTATGTTTGATGAAGTAGTCGAACAGATTAGAACGAGTCTTACCTTTCTGTTCTTCATACACTCTCATGATTTGTTCAGATATGTCTTCGGGAACATCTTCTAGATCAATCAATCGTTCATTGCGACGAAAATTTCGAAGTTGACTTTCGTCGAAAATATCAGAAGGTTCATGACCAGACATGAGTTCATCAACCCACACAGTCTTCTTTTTTGAAGTCAGTGGTTTTTGTCGAGAAGCAGTCACGAACACATCATCTGGTGAAAGAAAGTTTGGTATACCATCACTTGCATCACCTTGCAAAATATGTTCGAACAGAAAACGTCGTGGTTCATCATTTCGAATCCACTTCTTTCGAGTTGGGTCATACTGTTCTACATTCGAATACTTCTGCAACTGAACAAAGTCTTTGTCACCTGATAGAATCAGAATCTTGTCTTCAGGGTTAGACACGAGTTGCTTACCAAATTTCTTACACAGAGTTGCAATCACATCATCTGCTTCAGCGTGTTCAATCTGAATAACTCGATACGGGAAAAACTCGCGAAGTTCACTGCGAATCTTATTCAGTACTGTGAACACCTCATTCCAGTCAAGAGTAGATTCTTGACGCGCCTTCTTTCGAGATGCTTTATAGTAGGGGAAATACTTCTTACGCCAGTTATTTTTGTCATCACATGCAATCACAAGTTCGCCATAGTCTGATGCAAACTTCTGTCGATTCATTCGAATGGAATTGAGAATCATATGCCGAAGCATATTTTCATCAATTTCCGTACTGTGTGATGAGTGTAACATAGCCATCATGTTAGAAATCATCACCTGGTTTAAGTCTAAAATAATCACGGTAACATCCTTATAATATCAATAATTACATCATATCAATCTGAAACATCGAAGTCAAGTTCCAGTTGTTCTGGTGGGTTTACTTCTTCACCAGTGGTTGTGTCGTAAAAGGGAGAGTAGACGTTGTTGGCAAATTTCTGCATCGGGTGATATAGATTTGACATCTTGTATAGAAGGGACTTAATACTCTCATACATCATAGAAACTTCGAAAATGTAGTTATCATTTCCTATGTTATATCCGTCATCATGTAAAAATTCTGCGATATCTTGAGTGAGTTCGTCCGTCAAAAAATCAATATACTCGACATCGACGGACGACTCATCTTCTTTTTTCTTCTTAGGAAATTGTATGACGTTACTCATACGATTATTTATCAAGCAATGTACTTGAATTGCTCTTTTGGAATGCTTCTGTCTTTGACACCATTTTTTAGAGACGTTAACAGGGCATTCCATTCATGCGAACGAGCGTTCCAATTGTAGAACACATCGGCATAGGATTTCTGCGACTTCAACTTACTTGAAACCATGGGTCGAGTCTTTTCATCAAGCAACTGAATGATGGTAGATTCGAGCATGTGATAGAAGACGCCAGCATGTTGTTCCAGATGTTCATTCATCTGATACATGTTAGTCCAGTTTGCAGCGGTCTCAGGTAGTGCAGCGTAGTTCGAGTGTACACATGCAAGACCAGCAGACATTGCCTCCATCAGACATAGACATGAAGTTTCTGCCCACGTTGATGGATATGCAAAGATATGTGAATTAGATACTGCCTCTCGAATTCTTGTCTTCTCAACTGAACCATGATTGGTCATGCTGTCATGCGCATTGATTCGGTCGAACAATTCCTTATATTGTTCATCTCGTTGCTTCCAACCATACAGGTCGAAAGAAGAGTATACATTCAGATGCAAGTTATCATACTTCTCGCACAATTTTTCGAACACGGGTACGAGAATATTCAGACCACGGTGAGGCGTCGAGAAGTAGATCAAATTAATTTTCTCAAGGTCTTGCATGTTGGCTTCATGAAGTGGATCAATCGCATTCTGAAGAACAACAGACTTTGACCAAGGGATGTCATACGCATCGATGTATCGTTGCATCTGCCAGTTAGAGACGAACACGAACTTATGAAACTTGTCATGATTGTTCTTGTCCTTGAGAAAATCAGACTCGGGATCGCCTGGTAAATCATGCGCCCAGAAAATTCGAATCTTACTTTCATCAAGTTCACCTCGGACACGGGAAGAAACAATCTGAAAGTCTTGTAGTAACTCTTTGTCGATGCGTTCAGACAACTCCAGAGTCATCTGTTCAGTGCCGCCCATCGAATCCTTGTTCGTTTCATTGCGGAGAAACTCACCATTGATAATTTGTGCCATTACTTCTTATCCCTCTCAAATACAAGATTGTCATTGCGAACATTCATTACAGTGCCATAATTACCAGAACGTGTTTTACGACCAAAGGGGTACAGAACACTGGTATGTTTACTATCAACCTTACCAAGAGAATAGACAATCTTACCAGTCTTCTTCAGACGACATACGTCTACGGTATAGTTCAATTTCTCTTCGATCTTATTTGCTACATCAGTCATTCAATTTCTCCAAATAATTCATCAAGTCGACAAACCCGCCTATATGTTCCATTTCTTGTTCCAATTCAAGTACAACGAAAGGTGCCGTCATAACACCAGGAAACAAATCTACGAACTCTTCACGAGTGATGTCTTTCCCAATGTGTGTTTCAGTATACTCCAAATTCTTCGCATTCAATAAAAGTTTAGCACGAGTGCAATATGGACAGTTATCTTTTGTATACAAGTGAAATTTCATTCTATACCCTTAAGAAATCTACCATTGATTTTACCACCTATGAACTCATTGTAATAGTCTTCGCGCAACAACACATTTCTTTCAACTTGTTCTTTCAACTCATAGTAAGAACATTGCGTTTTAGACTCACATAAGTGTAACACTGAACGTCGTATCTTGTCAAAACCTATCTGTTCAATGTCTTTGTGAAGTGAATTACAAGAACCATAATATTTTTTCCAGTCACTTTCGACTTTGACTTTCTTCTTCTTACCCTTAACGCTACGAACTTTTTTTGTCCAGAAAAATTTCTTACCGACATACAACTTGCCGTTGGTAGTATTTTCAAGCAAGTAGACCATACCAACGTAGTCGGTGATGTCTTCACTTTCTAGATATTTGTTTTTATAGTGCCAAGGGTTATCGTATGTCAATTATGTAATACGTAGATTGTAATCTTCGCTTCCTCAAATAGTTCACGGGTCATTTTAAAACTCTCATCCCACTTGGGGACGCCGAATGAATTTGCGCTGATGTAAATCTCAGAGACACCAACTTGAATCAGACCTTTTGCACATTCAGAACATACTGGGAGACCCCAGACATATACCTTCGAGTCTTTCAGTGAGATGCCTTCAAGACATGCATTGTAAATCAAGTTTTTTTCGGCATGTACAACATACTTATACTTGATTTCACGGTTGTTATATCGTTCTTCAGAGTCATCGAATCCTCTCGGAAAACCATTGTAACCCGTACAGAGGATTCGATTCGTCTGTGATACTGCAATTGCACCAATTTTCTTTGATGGGTCTTTCGACCATGTTGAGACTTCTTTTGCTAATTGAAGATGTCTACTGTCCCATTCCGTCTGCGTCATCATCATCACCATAATTTAGTTCATCAAGATTCACTTGTTCAGCACTGCAAACAGGGCAGTAAGTAACTTCAACAAGATCATCATCTTCGAAGTTTGAATACTTCACAATCACATCAGCCTGTGTCTCACATGACAAACAGTTTATCGTTTCCTTTTTCATGATTGACCTCTACAGTGAAAATCCTTTGAAGGTTGATTCATCAATGTCTTTCTTGATTCCACCAACAATGTAGGAAGTAATTTCAGTTTCTTGAGGTGCTACTTGCACATCACCACCAGAGATCCATTTCTGAGTCCATGGCAGCGGATCATTTTTCACTTTGAAATCAGATTTGACACCGATACTATTCATTCTTTTGTTTGCTATCCACTCAACATAATCACAAAGAAGTGATTCATTAAGACCAATCATAGTGCCATCTTTGAACAGATATCTCGCCCATTGTTTTTCCTGTTCGACTACCGACAGAAACATGTTGCGAACTTCTTCTTCACACTCTTCTTTGATCTTAGCAAAGTCGGGGTCATCCTTTGGCAACAACTTCAACAAGTGTTGTGACGACGCAAGATGAACATTTTCATCTCGTGCAATAAACTTGATTATCTTCGCATTGCCTTCCATCTTCTTGAGTTCTGCGAACGCCCACGAACATGCAAAAGACACATAGAATCGAACACCTTCTAATGCGTTGACTGCATTCAGAGCAAGCCACAATGCCTTCTTGTGTTCATAGTCTTGATCTGAAGGGCAAAGATGCATGTTCATTTCAATCAACGTGTCATAGTACTTAGAGATGTCTTGCGCACAATCAACAATCTCTTGCACATCAAGCATCTCATCGAACACCTTCGAAGGATCATTGTATACGTTGCGAATAATGTGTGTGTATGATCGAGAATGAATCGTTTCGCTGAAAGACCAAGTTACAATCCAGTTCTCTAACTCAGGCAAAGAACAGATGGGTAGAAACGCCTCTACAGGTGCTCTACCCTGAACTGAGTCAAGTAGAATCTGTCGCTTCAAATTCGAAGTGAATATATGTTGTTCATGTGGAGTGAGTGCCTTAAAATCTTTACCATCACGAGAAATGTCAACTTCTTCTGGTCTCCAGAAAAACCCAAGTTGTTTATCAGTCAATTTTTCAAAGATCGAATACTTTTGTTTGTCATAACGAGCAATGGAAACAGGTGCACCGAAGAATGCTTTTTCTTTTGTGTTATCTACTTTCTTTGTGCTGAAAACTGTCATTTTTCTTTTCGTCCTCTGTTTTGTATTGCCACTCATCGGTATGACCAACAGACCACTTTGGCGTTGTTTCTACTCGATAGTTTTGCGTACAAACCTTGAAGTCAGGTCGTTTTGTTTCGTTTGGTACAAGACTTGAATCTCTCCACAGAACACGATTGTTTGGTTGTGCCGCAAACTGACCATTGTCAAGTTGAATGACATTGAACGATTTATGTTCGGGATCGTGTTCCGCGAAGTTTGTATTTAGTACATTTTCATCCGCATGACAATTATCAATCGTGAAAAGATACTCGCCTGGATGCATTCTCTTATCTTTACCAAAAAATTCACAACGAGATAACAAAGGTTTTTGTATTACAGTTACATGATAATCAAAGCAATCCCACAGTTGCAATACATCAAGAGGTAAATCATAGTCTAAATTCGTCTTCCAGACGAATGCACTTAATGGTAATTTGTCATAGAGTGCGCCGTATTCAGTCAAAAGAGTTTCAAAGTAGAGAGCCTTACCTTCTACGCTCTTCACAGAAACCCAAATGCCTGGTGTGAATTCTCCATGACCCCTTTCGAGATCATAGAGATATTCCTTTCTTACATAAACTTGAATCGGTGGTAAATTGTGTACGAGAAAAGCCATTAGATTTTACAACTATCACAGTCTTCTTCAACGGGTTCTGATGCAGGTAATGATTTATCTTCAATCTCACCTGCACCGTCGAATGTGTTATTATAATAGAGTTGTTTGCCGCCATATTTGTAGAACATCAAAATGTGTTGCAGCATATCACTCAACGGAATTTTTTCTTCTTCATAATGAAGAGGGTTGTATGATGTGTTCACTGAGATACCTTGATCAATGAACTTCTGAAGCACTGCGCAAATCTTCAGATAACCTTCGGGACTCTTTTGATCCCATAGGAGTTCATATTTATTCTTGTATCTCTGAATACTCGGCACAACTTGTTTCAATACACCATCTTTCGACTGTTTGACTGAGACAAGACTGCGCGGAGGTTCAATGCCATTAGTACTGTTGCTAATCTGCGCAGAAGTTTCAGAAGGCATCAGTGCCATCAATGTGCTGTTTCGAATACCAGTCGATGAGAGTTTTTCACGAATAACATCCCAGTCCATATTGTACTTGGGTTCAACAAGTTCATCAACAGTTCTCTTGTATGTATCAATTGGCAACACGCCAGAAGAGTATAGTGTTTCGTGATTCTTCGGACATGCACCTTTTTCTTCAGCGATATCAACAGATGCCTTAATCAGATAATATGACCACGCCTCAGCATACTCATGAACAAGATCAAGATTAGGTTCAGTATAATTCGAACCGTTTCTGGTTAACCAATATGCAAAGTTGATGATACCGACACCTAGTGGTCGGCGATTCATTGTACCAAGTTCAGCTGCAAGTACAGGGTATTTTTGATAATCAAGCAATGCATCAAGTGTTCTGACTGCAATACGGCACGGGCGTTCAAAGTCTTCTGGTTTACGAATTTTACCCCAGTTGATTGCGGCAAGAGTACACAGAGAAATTTCACCCTCTGGATCGTTCAAATCATTCAGTGGTGTTGTTGGTAGATCAATCTCACAACAGAGATTACTCATACGAATGGGTGCTTGATTCTTATCAAAAGAACCATGGTCATTTGCATGATCTACGTTCATCAAATAGATTCGACCAGTGTCCTTTCGTTCTTGCACGAATGCACTGAACAAATCAATTGCAGACACAGTTTTCTTGCGAATCGAAGTACTGCGTTCATACTTTTCATAGAGACGCCGAAACTCATCAACGTCCGTGAAGAACGTTTCGTATAGATCAAATACATCATGCGGGGAGAATAAAGTGATATCGCCACCTTGAAGAAGGCGTTCATACATCACCTTGTTAAACTGTATTCCGTAGTCTAAGTGTCGGACTCGGTTTTCTTCTGTTCCTTTGTTGTTCTTGAGGACCAGAAGATCTTCCACTTCATAATGCCAGATCGGGTAGTAAAGCGTAGCAGCTCCACCACGGACCCCACCTTGGCTACAAGACTTAACAGCAGCCTGAAGGTACTTGAAGAAAGGAATAGCACCAGTATGAGAAGTATCGCCATTACGAATAGGACTGCCAAGAGCGCGAATTCTGCCAGCTCCGATGCCGATGCCCGCTTTTTGACTGACATAATTAACGATTGAAGACGATGTAGCATTGATAGAATCCAGTGAGTCGTCTGTTTCGATGAGTACACAAGATGAGAACTGTTTCTGTGGCGTTCTCACTCCTGCCATGATTGGCGTTGGCAAACTAATATCGAAGTTTGTCAGCGCATCATAAAGTTCTTTGATCCACCCAAGACGAGATAGTTCACCCCACGTATATTCCTCATGAAATAGAGTCATTGCGATACACATACATGCCATCTGAGGTGTTTCATAAATCTCACCAGTCACGCGATTCTTCACCAGATACTTGCCACGATATTGTTCCATGGCAGCATAGGTCAGATTGAAATCACGATCATGTACAATGTATTTATCAATTTCATCAATTTCATCTTTGGTGTATGATTCAAGAAGAATCGAATCGTAGTAACCAAGATCCACATTTTTCTTGATATGTTCATACAATGAAATTGGTTCGAACTGATTGTAGACTTCTTTACGCAAACCGTAGTTAATCAGACGACCAGCGACATACTGATAATTTGGGGCATCTTCAGTGATTAGATCAGCCGCAGCCTTAATCAGAGTCTCTTGAATGTCAACAGTTTTGATATTGTTATAGAACTGCAAGTGTGTCTTCATTTCTAAGTCAGACACAGACACACCAGCCAAATCTTCACATGCAAACTCAGTGACCTTGTGAAATTTTTCTAGGTTGAGAATTTCTTTCTCACCGTTTCTTTTGATTACGTGGATGTCCATTGTTATTCCTTGTATTTCTCAGCTAGTTGTTCTTCAACTAGAATTTTATTTGCACTTTTCTCACTATCTTCTGGGTAGATGATGCCAATGTATCGACCAAACTTACCAGTGCCGACAGAGACGACTTTCACTTGCGAACCAATAGGACAGAGTTCTTCAAGTCTCTCGAAGGCAATCATGCCGCGTTCTTTTTCGTCTAGATCTCTCGTCCGAATTTCGGGAGCATCGATACCGTGTAAACGAAATCTATGTGTATGAAATATGTGGAATCCCAAGTCCACAATCAGATCAATCGTGTCACCATCAACAACTCGTTCTACAGTGGCGTTATATGTATACATCAATCGTCCTCTTCATCATCACTTACGATTTCAACATTCGCACCAAGAGTCAGATTAAACTCTCTATTGAGTTGAGTAATAAGGGCTGTCGTTGCAGCTGTGACACCATCTTCAAATGCATTCATGTATGTGCTAGTGCTTCCAACATATCGACCAAGATAAAATGCTATGGCAATACATGCAACAGCAATGAATGTGTGTTCGAAACCTGTCATGGCTCTCTCCTAGATGCGTTTCCACGCAGTGAATAGAATTTTTGCTTCTAGACCCGAAGATACATTATGTGTTAATACTTGTTGAATGTCAATGTTCGGGTTACTTAAAATCATGTCGTTAATATCTTTCTGCTGTAAGTGTTCGGGGAACAAACTTACCTTGTACCCTTTATCTATCACATTCGAAATTTTATCACAGATGGCAGCTGAACGTGGTTCATTGTCAAACACAAACACTGAATTCTCATTCACATATCTGTAGTCAATAGAACTGCCTGCCATTGCGATTGAGTTATCAACGAACATACTATCAATTGGACCTTCAAGAATGAAGTGTGTCTTCGTTCTATCACAATCTTCGAGACCAAATATTTTTGGCATCGATTGATTCAGCATGATGGTGATGTATCGAAGACCTTTTTTCGAGAATGATCTACCTTGAAAACCAAACAGATCTTTGTTCTCATCAAGAAACGGTATGATCAATCTAGGCTCGTCATTGTCAGTGCTCTCAAACTTACCAGGCAAAACACTATTGACAAAAGACTTGAACTTCGGTGCATAGAATAACTTGGCATGATATGGGTTAGGTATACCACGCTTGACTACATATTTCTTAGCAGGGTGATTGTGACCTAACTGAGAAATTTTCTTGATAACCTTCAAAGGTGTTGCAGAGATGAACTTAGGTTTCTTCATCTTATCTGCAAAAAGCTCGACATCAGTCTTTATACGTTTACCAGATGGAGTGTAAGTCGATGTGAGTTTCTCTTTTATAAACTCGTCATGAGTGACGGCATCAATGGACTGAATGAACTTATCAAGACCCATCGTAACATGACAGTTGTGACAGTGATATAGATAATGACCATCATCTTTGATAAAAAGGAATCCACGTGCTTTACTTTTGTTTCGTTGACTGTCACCACAGATAGGGCAACGGAAATTGTAAGTGTTGTTGTTTCTTCGAAATCTCTCAAGTCTGCTTGAGATGATACCAATGTACTTCTGCTCTAACCAAAGCATAATCCACACCTATAATTCTCATGAATGGCAATGAGATTATAACGATGTGGATTATCTATGTCAAGCAGCGAATGGGATGAATTGTGAGACAACTACTCCTGTTGTAGCCACAACAACAATCCAGAACAGTCTGTTAATGACTTCTACAGTGCTCGATGTGTCTTCAACTTTTCGCTCAAGTTCATCAAGTTTTTCTGAAAAACGATTCATTCGCTCATAGTGTGTGAAATTGTTCTTTTCGATTGCGATAAGTTTTTCTTCTGCGCGTGCGAGCGAGACCATGGCTTCTGACAAGGAATCAATTTTCGCCTCAATTCGATCAAGACGAGTGTCCTGAATTTGTTCCGTTTGCATGTCAGTCTTCCTTCTGTTTTAGTGACTCTGTTGTATCAATTTGCATGATACTGTTTTCATAATACTGAATCAGACTTTTTTGTTGTAATAGATAACGACGGATATTGGCTAAATTCAATGCCATGTTTTCGTAGTCAATCACTGACATAGCAAGAAAAACTAGATCTCCATTTTCTTCTTTATATCTTCGAAGGAATTCTTCAAAATTTTTACTACTTACGGCGTAAAATTCAACATCATGTAATTGAAGTGGCTCAGGGCGTGCCTGTATATCAATTTTAGGTTTGATATACTCAGTTCTGACAATCACATCTTTTTTGGTACTACAACCGATAAGACTACTCAGCAGTAGTAGACTCAAGACTATCAAACGCTTCTTTCGTAGCATTATTTATTCTCTTTTCAATCAGACCTGGTTTCTGATACGTTAAAGATGTCAAATCATGCTTTCGTATTTTAGCGAATAAATTTGACTGTTCTTGTTCTGCCTTCTTTGCTCTCTTCTCATATTCGTCGCGATTTTGTTCGACGATTTCTTTCTGTCTAATAAGATCGTCATATGCCACTTGACAATTTTGATATGCAGATGTTAATCTTTCATTTTGAATCGATAGTTCTTGTATGGTATTCTTGTTGTCGTTATAGTAATACCATACGCCACCAACAATCGCGGCAAACAATAACGGTGTTTTCAGCAGATTAAATATCATAAAATCTTTCCATGATCTTACGCTTAATAATCTGTTGTCTTTTTTTCTTTCGTCTTTTGAGTAACGCAGTGTCAGCTGGTGGTTCACCATCAGAACCAACACCTAGACCAGCAATTGCGCCACTACCAGCAGTATTAGTAGGCACTTCTTCAATCAATAATTTTGCTTCATCCATATACTGGTTTAGTTTTTCTTCGAGATATTCAACATCATCTGGATCGACATTTTGTTCTTTCAACAAAAGTAAGGCGGCAGCAAAAGATGCGATTCTCGATTTACCGCCAGGAATTTTGCCAAGAAGTTTTTTAAGATTCGCGATAAGTCGATCATAATAACCCCAAGAGTTTTTCTGTTTGGTGGTTCTATTTTGCTTATCAACAATTACCTTACCGTTTCGATCAATGACGCCTGTCTTATAAGCGTCCCATTTATTGAACGGTTTCACCAGTCTGCGAAGAAACTGATAAATGAGAAATATGTCTAATACGCCTCTTGCCATCAGATTTGCCTTAGTTTGTTTGCTATATTTATGTCAATCGTAATATCATCAGAGTGTATATGGTTATTTTTTTCTTTGATATTCATAATAACTGTTGGCATATGACCGAGAAAGAGAAGAAACGTTTTCAATATCGACCAATGTTTTTCTTCAGTGCGAAAAAATAACATGCGCGTTGCTGCCTCGTGTTCAAACACGTTGTATACAGTGATAAGATGATTTAGTATCAATCGTTCCCTCAATTCATCTTTATCATGATAACGTGAAAACAGTCGTTTCAGATACTTGAATTTCTGAATGTCTTCATGAAATTCTTCAGTATCGTAACAAGTTGAGTTGGTGTAGTTCGCAGCAGCGTAGAGAAAGAAGTTAGATTCGGAAAGTACATTCATAAAACATAAAAATGAGGCTCACGAGGAGCCTCATTCTCGTTATTATTGTAGTTATGCGTCAGGGTATGGTGTATCGTCAGCAGTACCAGTGGTATTCGCTTCAGCAGCAGTATTTGCAAAGTCAGTTGCGTCAACATACTCACCAGCGTCATTTTTGCTGAATGACGAACCACTCATAGCAACAAGAACTTCTTCTTGTACTCGACCAGATCGACCACCAGTGCCTGCAACACGACGAACCCAACCAGAATGTGCAGCTGTTCCTGCGGCAACTTCTTGTGCATCTACAGCAAAAACAGTGTTACCATACTGTTCTTGTCCAGTGTTGCTCTTATCGTCTACATCAAATTTTGGCGCATCTGAATACTGGTCCTTATTTCCCCATTGAGCCATTGTTCTATTCCTCTTCTATAATTAACATGTCTAGCATGTATTTTGATTTTGGGCTAACCTCTTTGACCTTGCCATTGACGACAAGATAAACTTTGCTCGCATCAAAGTTGTATTTATCAACATATTTAATTCGTTCTTGTATCATCGAAGGAGTCTCTTTCTTGGGGGACTCCTTATTTTTGGTGATGATATCTCTTGGTTTGAAGGCCATTATCAGTGATCTGTTTCTTCTTTTATAGCACTCTTTACTTCCATACGCTTCCAATCTTCTCCTCTACGTTTGGCTAATTTTTTGATCGCTTCAGTAGAGTTACGAGCTTTGACGCCTGCTTTACCACCGTCTTTTAATGTGACAATAAACGTGTCTTGTTCTTCGAGATCATCTTTTTCTTCAATCGCCTTCGAGATTGTTTGACGGCGATTGTGTAGATACTCATCTGAAGAATCGACATCACCATCATTATCGATGTCTTTATCTTTGCGTTTCTTGAACTTTTTCTTCAGAGCATCTTTGTTCACAGGGTCCATACTTTCTTTCATTGTTGGAAATGTACCCTTTTT